CACCACATTGCCAGACGTTATGTCGATGTCGTCGGTGCCGCCACCCAAGTCGCCAATGGCGTTGACCGTCTCGCCATAGTCCTTGAGCACCGGTCTGGATGCGATATTGTCCGCGAACGACATGGTCCCCGAAAGAGTGGTCGCGCCTAGCGTCTTGTTGGTCAGGGTCTGGGTGAAGGCCGCGAAGACAAATGTGTCGTTCCCGGCCAATAGTGGCAAGGTGATGGTGCGGTCGGAAGCCAGTTCGCTGACTCCGAGGATATACTGGTGATTGGAAGACGTGTCATTGATCTGGGGGGCTGTCAGGGTCTTGTTGGTGAGCGTCTCGGTGCCGGTCGTGGTGGCAATCACCGCACCGCCAGACTTGATCCCCGCCGAGAAGTTGGTGACGGCATCCACCACGTTGGTCCCGTCGTTCCACAGGAACATGGTCTCGCCAGTAGGGATGGTGATGCCGGTGCCGGTGCCGATGATCTGGACGGACTGGGAGCCCGTGGTGCCGTTCTTCACCACGTACATCTTGGACTTGTCGGGCACCACCATGTTGCGGGTGGCTGTGAGAGTTGCTCCACCAGAGAGGAGCAGGAACATGTTCCTGGCCTCGTCGGCGGACCCGTTGGCGGTGGTCGCCGTATCGTTGGCATCCGACGCGAAGGCGATGGTCGAAGTGCCCGCAATGGCGTCTTCGAGCAAGTTCTTCTGGGTGTTCTCTGTCGTGCCCCAGGTTCCCGACTGCTCACCTGTCGTTTGCAGTTCGATCCTCAAGCTGTCTGAATGTGTGCTGGCCATGACGTTCTCTCCTTACGTCGAAACCTGGGTCCAGGTGGGGGTGCTGGGTAAAGTCACCTGGGTCCATGTCGGGGCGTCTGGGAGAACAACTTCGCCCCACAGAAGTTCCTCCCCCTGCCCTGTGGTAGCCGATACCCCTGTCACCGAGAAAGCCACCCCCACGCCCTCGGTAATACTCACCGTATCGGCATTCACCGTCGCCGTGGCGGTCCCTCCCGTGACAGAGACGTTGGCGTCACCGATGACGCTCTCGTCGCCAATCGTCCCGGTCCCGGCAATCCCCGTCGCCGAGACGGTGACGCCAGTGCCCTCGACAATCGTGACATCGTCAACTGCGCCCGTTGCTTCCAGGCCCGGAGACACGGTCCGCCCCCAGGTGCCCTCGCCCCACCCGTGGGTGCTGTTGTTCCAGCCTGTAAATGCAACAAGCGTGTCAGCCATCAGGCAATCCTGATAATCGCGTTACTGGCGTCCGCTGTCGGGAACTGGATCGTGAAGTCCCCCGACGAGGATGACTTGTCGGACCCGAAGTCGAGGACGATGACACAGGCGTCCGAGGCGTGGGTGTCGTTGAAGATCATCGACCCCCTCGCCGTGATTGTGGAACTCGACCAAGTAGTGTCGGAGAAATCCGTCAGCGCCGTGGTCCCCGACGTGGTCGGCGTCACGTTGGTGAGGGCGTTCCCCTTCGCCACGTACCCCGCCCCCGATGTCTCATTGGTGACGGTGTAGGCGGTGGTGGCGGCGTTGAGAGTAGCCGACGACGTATAGAGTGCAGCCCGCATGGTGTGAGCGGCGTTGGTAAAATCATGTTCAGCCTCCAAGATTTCCTGTTTGAAGCTGGTCGCCATCGCTTGCGTTATTGCCATCTCACATTCTCCTCAACTGGTCAGCGATCAAACGCTCCTCGGCCTTTTCCAAAAAAGCGATGATGGATGTCTTCTCGCTACTCTTCGCCGCATCCATGTAGAAGATCAGGATGCTTCGCAGGTTGTCCTTGTAGGCGTTGACCTGATCCGCGATTTCCCTGGGCATGTCGCCGGAAATGCGAACGATCTTATCCATGGCCATCTCGGCCAGGGCCTCCGAGGAATGCCCGTCATTCTCGGTCGTGTGAACCAGTACACTCCCGGCCTTGACCATTTTTTCCAAACCTTGCATTACGTCACCGGTACTCTGAATTGGCCCGAACGGTACATGTCCTTCCGGGTCTTGCCGTCGCCGAGAACCTTGAGCCTCTCCATGGCCGTCTGGTACTTCGTCTCGTAGGCCTCCATCAGGTCACCCTCGCCCTTCATGAAGATGTAAGCCTCTATCAGCGCCCCGTAGAAAAGCGCGCTCTCGAAGTTGTTGCCCAACCAACTCGTGGAACTGTCCACGATGGAGGTAGGCTTGTAGAAATAATGCAGTTCCACCACCCTGGCGACGGCGGGGGTTGGGGTCACGAAGAAGGTGGCGTCGTCCCACAGCGCGTAGAACCTCGGGTCGGCTTCGGGGGTGCCAGCCGGATACGCCTCCCTGAGAAAATTCACATCCTTGTTGATGAGAAACTGCGTGTCGCCGCTGGCGTCAACATAACTCAAGGAATACGGAGAGATGAAGTCCGAGGGGGCCACCAGATAGGCGTTGCTGGCGGTAAAGTTGGTGGTCGAGTTGCGCCTGAACTCGGGCAATTGCACGGTATGCAGGATGCGGTCCTCGGCCATCCGCGTGAAACGCGGTATCTCGGCCACGAAGTCCGTCCCTGTGTTCTCCGTGTACGTCTTGATGGACGCCACCAACTGTGCATACGTCATTGCCATCGATCAGACCTTAAAATTGGCTCCTCGGGCCGCGGCTCCGGCCCCTCTGGCCTTCACCGTCGTCTGATTGGTGGGCATGATGCCCCTCTTCGCTCCCTGGACGGAGCCGCCGTTGACATAGCCCTTGGGAGCCTTCGGCATCTTGCCCGCGCCACGCTTCTTCGCACTCATCTTGTTAAACTTTGCCTCTGTTCTAGCAAGACCCTGCTTAGCTTTGTTTAGTTCATCACTCATGTGATCATCCTATAATCAGACCGCTCTCGGTTCGTGCTGGACCCTTAAACCTCTGGAGGTTGGTCTGCCTGGGATAGATTTTCCCAAAGCCCTCACTGACAGCTTGGCGTGATATTCATTGTTTTGGCTTACAGTTATGCAAACACCCACGCATAATTGTCTCCATTTTCACAAGCCGCCGGTCAAACCGCCACATGATAACGAGTAACGCGATAATGGCGATATCGCCACCGGCCGATAGCGCCTCTTTAACTAGGGCAAATTCGGTCATTGAGGCCATCCTTTTTCCGGTTTCCAGACGTTCCTCGGCATGATCTTTCTCCTACGAGGTTGTCACGTTCACCCGGCCCACGAAGGTCGTTATGTCCAGGGCAGGGTTGCCTACCGGGTTCCACCCAAACAGCCCCTGGCTCTCCTTTGGGTTGGTGTCGGGGCGTGGGTCTTTCAGGGCCTCCGGGTCGTAAACCCTAAACTCACCCAGTTGCAGTTGCGGATGGTCCTTGTCGAAACACTCCGGGCATACACGTAGCCCATTCGGTCGCTTGTCTTCGATCTCGTAGCCCAACTCGTGCAACGGGTAGCGGAAGGCGCACCTGTCGCAAAACCCGTAGGCGTGTTTGCCTCCTGCCCAGGGGCCGGTCATGAGAAGTCCATATCTACGTAGCCCGCCAGCGGCACGAACACCAAGGGGGTCTTCGTGCGGTCCTCCGAAGCGGCGAGTTCGAATTGCTCCTCGTAGATCGCCTTCAACGTAGGCACCCGCTTCTCCAGTTCCGGCTGCTTCATGGCGATGTAGTAGGCCAGCCCGGAGGCCAGGGCGGGGATGAAACGCTCCGGCATGTCGGGGTTGTTGGTGTTGGTCCCGGCGTCCTCGATGCGCCTCAGATACCAGTACACGAAGGTGAAGGTGTCGTCGGGCGGCACCGGCCAGAAGGTCACCGTGTGACGATTTTGACGGTCGAGATACATCTCCGTGGGGCGCGCCTCGGTGTTCTTGTTGGTGCGCTGGGCGTAGGTGCTGGCCGAGATCAGCGTCAGGCTGTAGTCGGTCTGGCTTGTGCCTGAACCCTGACGCACGGTGCCCTCCAGGAAGCTCACCATGTCGTCGGCCAGGGCGTACGTCTTGGTACCATCGGTCAGCGACACCGTGGCCTCGGTGACGGTCCACAGATTTATCCCCCGGTTCGACCACTCCAGAAACATGATGTTCAGGCTTCTTCGTGCCGTGCGGAGATCGTAGCCGGTACGCATCTCCCGACCAGCCCGCTCCCACGCCTCCTCGCATAGCTGGAGAATATCCAGCTTGAAGGCAACGGTGCCTGATGTGGTGGGGGCAGCCATCAGAAGCACCTGCCCTTCGTGTGTCCCTTGGCCTGGATGCCGGTCTTCTTGACCCGCCCGCCCCACCTACCCGCCTTGGAGGCGATACGCGCCTTGGGGGCCTGAACGGCGGGCTGTACGGTGGGCTTCTGGAAGCCCGGTTGAGCCCCGGCTCCGGTGATGTTGCCGAAGACGCGGGCGTTGATCCTGCTCAGGAGCCCCGGATCGATGCCTGCGCCAGAGACGAGGTTACGCAGGAGTTTGGGGTCCACGCTGAAGTTCCCCCGGCCCCTGACCGGGGAGGCCGCGCCCACGCCGCCGCCCGCCGCAAACTTCTTGCGGCTCTGGGGGCCTTTCCTGTTCATCTTCATTTCCGGCTCCTGTTCTTTCCCTCGGGCATCACTTGAAGATTGCTCGGGGAATTGTTCTGGGGGTTGCCGTCCTTGTGGTGGACATCTTTCTTGTCTCCGACGTGGACCTTCCCCGCTTTCTCGGCGGCATACCGCGCCCGGTGGCGGGCGTTGTTGCGCTTGAGTTGAGACGGCTTCTTGTGGAAGGTCTCGTACTCGCGCTTATAGTTACGTCGTGCATTTTTTTGGCTTCGGCTCATGCCGCTACCACCGTCGCCCCCTGGGACAGAGGCCTCCACAGCGCGTAGAAGTCGATATCGCCAGCCGTCATGGCATTGGTGCCGATGGTCATGATGACATCGACGCCGTTGCCGATGATCACCCCCTCATCCGCGATCTGCGCGGCGTTGGCGTTGGCAGCGGTGATCAGCGTCCAACTGTCGCCCACCGCGAACGCTGTATTGTCTGCTATGTCTTGGACGAGCAGTGCAGCCGTGTTCCCGGCAACCCCGAGTTCGAGAGTTCCATTGTTGCTGGTGCTGGTGACGGCGACATCGACGCTTGCCCCCACCTTCATCAACACGTCCCCGGTCACCGTGAAGACAGTGAACGTTCCAACGCCCCCGGCGTCATCGGTGAAATTCCAGTTGCCGACGACAACCCGCCAATCGTTGCTGCCACCGCTAATACCATGACCGTTGCCGCTCATCGGGAGCCTCCTATCGCTCGTTCTCTATATGCCCACGCCAGGAAGCCGACACGGTGTTGGCCCCTGTCGCCCAGGCGTTGATCTTGATCGACGTTTGAAATTCCGCCCATTGGGGCCTCTATCTGCTTGCCACCTTCGATCATGCTCTCCCGCTTTGAACAATACGAAGATTTGCGGTGCCCGAGGTATGCGCCGTGAGCGCAAGACGGCAGGCTACCGGAGGGTTGGTATAGTTGCCGTCCGAGGTTCCGGTCTGGCCGCTGATCGTGTCGTGGGTATGGACCGTGGCGGACGTTTCATCGGTGAACGTGGATGCCAGGACGTTGTTGAACGTGTGCTGCACGGCGTAGGTCAAGGATGCCCCCGACGACACACCACAGCCGAGGCCGACATTAAAGTCAGGCCCCCGGTAGTTAAGGACGAACCACGCGCCTTCACACAGTCCATCCACGCCGCTCTCGACGGCTCCCGCCGAGGCTCCGCTCGACGTGATCCTGTCCACCCACGCGAAGTTGACATCCTGGGTGGTGCTGGTTCCGGCGTTGGCTCCAGTGATGCTGTCGGTGATGTTATTGCCGTAGCGGTCAAACCCACGAGCCGTGTAGGTGTCGCCCGTGTCGTCGCCCGCCGAATATTGGGCTACGTGCTGGGGTGTGGCGAACTCGGCATACCCATTCACGCCAACTTCGATATCGCCGACGAAGGCGCTGACCGGGGTCAGGGAGGTGATGTGGTAGAACTTGGTGGAGCCCAGCGTGATCAGGCCGTTCCCGGCTCCGGTGAGGGTCTCTCGAATGGGGTTACCGTTGATGTCCTCGCCAACGGCGAGGAGGGTGTCCCCGGTGTTGTCAGAACTGGCTGAGTACAGCAGGATGTAAACACCCCGGCGATCTCTGAAATCAACGCCGAGAGCCCCATTAAGCGTCAGGGCTGCTGACGTGTCAGAGGCTGCCTGGGCTTGGCAAATCCCGTCACGGTCGTAGCCGGTGGCGTAGCTCCCGTTGATCAGGAAGTCCAGGCGGGCGGCAGCAAGGGTCTCAGCCATAGATATGCCGTTCCTGTCAAGGACGGAGGGGGCGAGTGTGATGACCTTTGGTCTGGACATCTTAAATCTCCTTCACTTTGCAAGACTCGCCATGAGTCTGCATATTGTCGGCCTGCGCCCCACCTCTCGGATGAGCGGTGGTGCAGCACAGCGGCTTGTCGCAACCGTGAAGGACACGCATGTCTTTGGGGGTCCAGAAGATCGAACCAGGGAGAGCGGCTATGGCGGTATCCATGCCTTTATATCCTCTCGGTATGTAAAACGCTAAAGAACCATCGGTATTCCTAGCTGTTGGCCGGGGAGGACACACGCGCCCTCCCCGGTCAAGCTGACTTGAGACGCTACTTGTGCTGCCGGTTCCAGTCCTCCTGATCCACGTCCGGTGGACAGGGAGGAACCTTCGGCTGAACCTTGCCCTTCGACGCCTTCGGCGTTCTCTTCGGCGCAGCCTTTTTCTTCGCTGGTTTCTTGGCCATGATCAGGTTCCTTGTCTGCGTTTAGGTGCTGAACACCACCATCGTCCCGCCTGCGGGTTCGGCAGCATCGGGGATCGGCATATTCAAGAACACCCGTCCCGACGCAGTCGTTTCCCACTCCGTAGCGCCAAGGCTGGCGCAGTCTTGGAGGATGATCGACCCACCCGCACTAGAGTGGACCGAGGCGACCAGAGAGACGGTGGTGGCGGTGGAGTTAACGCCGTTGTGGAACATGCAGTTCTTGAACCACGCATACCGATCAATCGCACCGGAAGAGTTGGCATCAATGAAGAGAGGAGAGGCGGCATCGGCCTGCATGGGGAAGAAGCAGTCACGGAACATGTTCCGTGTCGCCGCGCTGGCGAACCGGACGTTGGCGTTGGCTGCCGAACGTGCGGCGGTATCCATCCCGATGTAGCACCCATCGAAGACGTTCTCCTCGCCACCGGTAATCAGGAGGGTTTCACTGCCCGCCCGGTCAGCCGCCGAGGAGGCGGTTGCGTTGGCCATGTTCATCATGGCCACGTTGGAGAAGTAATTCCTGTTGCCGGTGACGCTGACACAGGTGCTGTCGGCAGCCTCGTTGGTGCCCTCGAACAGCGAGATGTTGGAAAAGATGTTGCCGTGGCCACTGACCGTAAGCTGCGGCGTGACGATGGCGCTGGCGCTCGTCGGCGGGCTGATGCGTGACCGCTGGCTGAGCATTGTTGGAGAACAGAGACCGATCAGGTGCGTGTTGTCGTTCGACCATGTGATGGTGGCCGTATCCCGGCTGGTGCCGGAAGTATTGCCATCGTTCAGCAGGTAGATGACATCGCCGCGCTTGTCCACGGTCTTGGCGTAGGCTTGCGTGACTGTCGCCAGAGCATGGAAGGGGTCAAGGCCGGTATTCCCGGCTGCGCCGTTCGCGCCATCGACAAAGAAGTTCTTGGCCTCGTTGCCTGCGGCGATCCGTCCGCCCATGAGAGGAAGCGTCATCCCACTGCCACCCAAGAGGGGCTGGCCAAAACTGGAGACGCCATTCGGGAAATTGGTGATAGGCATAATGCGATTCCTTGTGTTTCAGTAACACCTCCACGGGATATGAAGCTGCCCGAGGGAATTAAACCCTCGCTTACTCTTCCGCTCGTCAGGGAAGTCTACTCCCACTGAAAGGGAACACCAACACTAATATTCCCCGGTCAATGTTTGTACTACTGGAGATCACGGTCTGGTCGCAAAAAAAGAGGGGCAGCCAC